GTTTACTAATCGCTTAAATACTCGACTTGCTACAAAAATATTGCAGCAGCCAGCGCGAAGACGTGAAGTCTTCGAAGTGGTATGGTCAAGTACGTTCGGTTGAAGAAACCATCTTCTCTTTGGAGGAGATGGACTCTCTCAACCGGGCCAGGCAAACACTATTTATTCGAAAATTAGACGAATCATTTCGTCTAAGATTCAAATTGTTTCAATACCAGAACCTCTGTATTATCTTAGATCCTCTCTTTCTCCGGAAAGAAGTAGAAAATATAAGTTTCGGTAGTTCATTGACGTCGAAGGAAAGGAATAAACTCCTTTCCGATTGTCGAGATATAAGTACTCTTACTGGAAGTAAAATTTGGAAACTTCTTTCTATAATAGAAAAGAAGGTTTCAATTTCTTCCGTAATCGGTACCGATCTCGATGGACATCGATTTCACTACATCAAGGATCCAAGTCATTTTCGACATTGTCTTGGTCTTGCTGATGCTATTGATTTAGCTATGAGAAACAGTGCAATTTCCGTGAAATTTCCCGGAAGAGTCCGTCGTAAAGTTGATTCTACTACCCCTTGGGGTAGAAGAATGTATTCTAAAAACGGATTCAAAAGATTTTCGTATTCGATGAAACGTCTTACGACGAAACATCGAGTATTTCATCTTTTATTACACTATCTCCGTGTCATTCCCAAACAATCGTTTGAGAAAGATTACGTAAAGCTAATCAAGGTGACTCTATCTGCTAAATTCTCGGAACAGATGGGACAGGATATACCACATGGTAATACCTTCCCTCTTTTTCCAGAATATACACAAGCCAAATTAGATTCATGTCTCTCTCAAAATAAGAAGAGACGTGTTCAATTCTATTTTAATCTCCTTCAAGCAAAAGCACTATGTGCTTCTGTTGGAAAGGATATGATAGATGAGGCTTATCTAAAGCATGAAGAGTCACTTTGCAGACCTCTGGAGAACCTATTGCAGGTTCCAGAGGAGCATCTTCAAGGTCTCTATGAATATGGTAAGTTGGTAGGAAAAAGAGTTGAAGAACTCTATGATCCTAACAGTTCAACTCTTCCTAATGGAAGAGCTTGTGTTGAAAAAAGTCGTCTTGAAGGTGGAAACCTTCAGAGTCTTAAATCAAACAAGAGCTGTCAACTATTCCAGAATCATCCAATTTGTAACATGGACGGAGGTGTTCGTCTTGAACCTTATGTGGTGGGCCTATTTGGTCCACCTGGTTCAGGAAAAACGACTCTCGTCCAATCACTTGTCCGTAACCTTGGGAGAAAATTATTTCCTTCTTTAAAAAGAGAGGGTTTAGTTTATTCCCGTTCCTGTTCAACTGAACATTGGGATGGTTACACTGGACAACCAATTGTTATTTTGGATGACTTTGGCCAAAATCATGGATCAAGAACTGACATTGTCGAATTCGAGAATATTGTCTCTGTTAATGATTTCGTTTTACCTATGGCAGAATTGAGTGAGAAAGGGCAGAAGTTTACTTCGCCCATTATTATTCTTACTTCAAACTGCAAATACGGCTCAGACTTACGCACAGATAATTCAACTCACGTTGAAGAACCCTGGGCAGTCTGGAGACGTATTACTCTTCCTCTTTTAATGGAGAAAGGGCAGATAGGTGAAATTAAACATGTTCCTTCG